TCCATAAACCAATTCTGCAACATATTTAATAGGACCAATTTCTGCAGATAGTTTATTTTCTTCAGATAAAAGTGGAAGTCTTTCTGTAATTAGAACTTCTAGTTCTTTTTGTGTTGATAGTACAAGTGCATTAGTTTTTCTACTAATTTTCTCAGGGTCATCACCTGCTTTTTTAAGCAAGTATTGAAGTTTATTGTTTAACAGATATTCTCTCTGGTCAAGCATTTGTATTTTAACTTGATTAGAACCTATCATTATATTAGTATCAATGTGAGCCTTTGATAGAAAACCAAAAATGCCCATTGAAGTAATTAACATAAGCAATACAATAGCCACCAAGAAATATGTCTTCATGAGTAATGCAGTTTCTTTCCAGTTATTATATAACCAAGATGCAGTTACTAATTTAGCAACCTCTAATGCACCACCCATAATAACAATTGGCCAAAAAGCACCAGGAAAGATTTGTGCTAAACCAATAATAGAATAATAAGCAGCTATCGATGATAGGCCTATTGCTGTAAAAAATGGTATTAAATAATTTGTTTTCATTGGCGATTTCTCTGGCAAGCTTTGAAATTCTTCTGGCACGATTGCGACCATATCTTTTGATACATCTGGTACTGTATTAATATTGCTTAACAGTTCTGGTTGTTTAGAATGAGGTTCTTGAACCTTATCTTTTTGTGGTAGTATGTTTTTAAATATGCCCATGATTATTTATACACTTAACCAAAGAATGATTCTAATGAGTTTGATTTCTCTACTTCCCAACCAATTGAATCTAGAATAATTCTGAGTGGGTCGACAAATGATTTCTGAAATTGTAATTCATAATCCACATAATCTTCGATATTAAATTCTTTTGGACAACTATTAGTGAATGATATAACATCAGTATGAAAGTTGTTTGGTTGTTTGAGATATATGAATTTAATCTTCTCGCCTTCTTGAATTCTTTGATGTCTTTTCTTGAGACCTAGTTTATCGAGTTGATGATTATATACTAATGCACCACGAACATGTATAGGTGTTCCTTTACCCCATATAGATTTATTACAACTATATTGTTTGAGACCATTCATTGACCTTGGAAATGCAATATCTTCTACTGGTAGTTTTTTGAATTCATCTTTGAACGCAGCTATATATTCTTGGACTTGTTCTTGTTCGCCAAGTACTAGAAGTTTTAATGCAGACTTAATCTTTTCACGACAAGCGCCAGGCGTAGATGATTTAATCGCCTCTAGACCTTGAATCTTCATTTGAGGTTCAGTGTATTGAACGCCTTCTGAATTATATACATTTAGAATATATCTTTTCTTTGCAGTCCATATTGCTTTGTCAGCCAAGACTTCTCTTTTCATTACCATCTTTTGTGAATATGAATTAAGATAAGTTGCGAGTTCAGTATAACTTTCATCAATAAAAGGTTGAAGCTTTTCTTCGCAGAATTTATCCATGACTTCTATTGCTTTTTGTTTACTATATTCTTTTTCGCCAAATACTTTATTGATAAGCAATTCAAGATTAAGATATACTGAATCTGTATCTGATGCTAGAACATAATCAAATGCATTTGTCTGTAATACTTTATTTAGATATTGATTTAGTTTCTTTTCAATCCATCGAATAGATAATTGACCTGCCATAGTAATGCCTTCTGCTTGTCTCACATCAAAGAATCTAAAGTATTGATTACCTAGAGCACCATAAGCTGAGTTCAGACATTCTTTCTTAGTTAGTTGCAAGTTTGCATATCGAGATACGAGAGCTGCATAATTACTTTTTTCTTCTGGCGTAGTTGCATCTTCAAACTTTTGTTGAGCAGCAAGCATTTTCTTTTTATATACAGTTCTGTCATTATACATCTTCTCAAGAATCTCTGGTAAGAAACCTTGTTTAGTTTTCTTGAAGAATTGTCCGTTTGGAGTAAATGCTACATCTGTTACTTTAGTTAAGTCAACTTCTTTAGCAATTAACTTATCAATGTTTACACCATCATTAAGAACTTCTCGCATATCTTTTGTATATTTGTCAGGTTCAACAATCGTGTCTGGTGATATATTATATTGCATCATCAAATGTGGATATAGTGAGTTTAAATCAAACGATGCTACCCAATTGAACATTCCGATTTGAGGGCTTTTTACATAAGCACCTTCATAAGCTGCATTTTTACTTGAGAAACTTTTAGGCGGAATTGCAATCTTCTTTTGATATAGATAATTATGTACAATTGTGTCCCACATACGAACTTGTGTAAATATCTCATCATAGTTTACTTTTGAATCATAAGCAATTGTAATTGCCATTTCTAACAATCGACCTTTCTCATTCAACTTTTCTACAAGTTCTACATCTCGAATATTATACTCAATGAATAGTTGATGATTCTTTTTATACAAATCAAACAGACCATCATATTCAGAATAGGCTATCTTTTTACCAACGCCTTCTGATTGAGCAATTGTATCTAATCGATAATTATCTTGTGAACGACTTGTAGAGAATCTTCTGAACAATCTCATGTAATCTAAAGTTGCAACACCTGATATATTACCAATTTGTATTGCACGACCATAGAATGTTTCATCTCGAATTGAAACATATCCCCAAGGAGATAATTGTTTCATTGTGTCTTCGCCTGCTATTTTAGCAAATCTATTAATGATGTAAGGTATATCAAAACCATAAACATTCCAACCAGTGATTGCATCAGGATAATTATTTGTCCAGACTTGCATGAACATTTTAATTAAATGATACTCATCTTCACATTGAAACCATTCAACATCTTCTCTATGCTTTTTGTAATCACCGATACCAAACACATAATACTTATCTTTGTTTGAGAATTTTACAGTGATTGCAGTGATAGGTTCAGCTGCTGCTCTTGGTTCAGGAAATCCATTCTCAGAACCAACTTCGATATCAATATTAGCAATGCATAGGTCTTTATAGTCCCATGCAATTACTTCTTCTGGATTGTTTTCTGCGATAAATGGATATTCGAATCTATCATTACCATAGACTTTGAAGTTACTGACATCTTTATATTTCTTAAGAAAGTCTTTAGCTTCTCGAATTGAATTGAACTTCATAGGGTCGAGTGACTCACCATGAAATGTTTTCCATTCAGTTTGTTTATTTGAAGGAACAAATAATGTTGGAGAGTATGTTATTTTTTCACGATGTCTTACACCGTTTTTAACACCTCGATAATATATATTGTTTCCTACGACTCTTACATCAGTATAATATTTTGACATGTACCTATTATACTACTTTTTATCACGAATAGAGGCAAGGTCCGTAACTGATGCTTGTTGTATGCCTGAACCAAATACAGTGTTGTATTGATTTAGAACTTCTTTAACAGGTGATGTTAAGCATAGAACTGACTCTACAGGAATATCTATTCCGGTTGCAAATTCAGCTGAGAACTCCAAGAATGGAGCAAATCCCACACTAGAAGAACCGTCTTTTTGCATTTCTGAGTACAGTTGTACTGGTTTTTTGATTTGATATTTATCACCTTTCTCTTCAATCTGAGCTATGATTGTTTGATTCGTTTTAAATGTCAATATTTTTATATCTGCCATGATGTATTTCTCCGCTAATTAAGTGTCTATTATACTATAAATGATGTGTAAATTGAGGCAATTATTAAAAGTAATCGCCAATTCCACCACTTAAAGAACCAGTTTGAACTGGCTTTTCTGCAGGAGTTTCTACCGGTGCTTTTGGTCCACTTCCCATAGAATATCCACTTTCATCTTCTACTGGATATGATGATTGTTTTGTTTCAAATTCCCAACCTTCTTTTACAAATTGTTGAAAGTTTGGTGGTGTCCATGTTGTAGGTTTTAGAATCTTACCATCTTCTCTCTTTGTTACCAATCCAGTTTCTTTATTAATCTTAATTAAATTATTTGCAGCACCTTCTTTCCAGATACCATCAACATTTAATCCTAATGAATTCATGTAGCCAAGAATAACCCATATTGAATCAAAACAAGCATCAATGATTTCTGGTTTATCGCCAATAGCCATGCTTGTGTGTAATTCTGCAATCTCTTCTTTTATAAGATTATAATATAGGTCAGATTGTGGTTGATTAACCGTTGTTGTGGTTTGTCCTGCAGCTTTCATAAAGGTCTTTACATCTTTATTAAAATTTGTGATTGCTTTAGTCATAATATTTTCCTTGATTTATAATATTTTTTCATTCCTTCTGATATCTTAGTCTTTGTTTCGTCACTATGCCATTCTAGTTCTTTTGCCTTTTGATTAGCAACACGAGAGGCACGATTGTTTCTAGCGTGTTCGGCAGTTCTTACTTTACCACTTGCAGACTTAGACATTTTTCTTTTGGTCTCTTCAGAATGTTTTTTGCCAATCTTACTTGCAATCATTCTAGCTTTGCCTTCTGGTGACATTCTATTTTTCATACTCCCACCAATTGAGCGTGCCATGAAAAGCGCCTCGTCCTTATTCATTTGACCTTTTAGCATATGCCAGGCCATAAAATCTTCTTGTTTTCCATGTTGTTCGTATAATTTCTTATGAGCGAGACTATGGTCTTCAACTGAAAGTTCTATAAGATTGGATGGTTCGTCTGTTCCACCCATGTGCTTAGGTATTATGTGATGTTTATGTTTCATACATCTATTTAGTAGCATCGTGAGTTCAAACCTAACTCTTTGCCCAACAAAAAACCCTCTTGCGAGGGTTTAATGATTTTACTATTCTGATAAAGCGTTTGTAATTTGTAACAACTTTATATATTGTGAATAATTATCTATTCATAACATACATAGTCACTTCAACGTAGTGGTGGCAGGCGTTCCAGAGTATTCGTCTTTTTGCCTGTTGCCTTGTTATCGATGTGGCTCTTTATCCTCACCTTCAATATATCACTATATTGTCCAGACTATATCATCAAGACTTGTTGTCTTGCCGGGCACTCGTGTCATCTTCATCACTGTTCTAGTGGTATGATGTTAGTCGTTGAACCTTCTCATAATCCCTTATGAGCTTGGATGCTGATTGTCTCGAAAGATGTCCCAGCAGTTCACCCGGTTTTAATTGGGCCTAAATCAAATTAACCCAAAACGCATTTCAGTTGCTGATGGAGTTGTCCACATAGTATTGATTCCTTTTTAAAAAGTTATATTAAAGAACCAGGTCAACAGAGAGTATTTCTACAAAGTCTGCCTTGAGATTTAACAAACAATTTCTATTTGTTAAAGGTATTTTATACTACTTGACAGCTAAAAGCAATAGAGAAAATCATTAAATTGTTCTAGACTATTTTATTAGTCCTACCTTGTATACAGTTTTGCCATTTTCTTTCATAGCAGTTAAAGCTCTTTTACGGTTGCTACCATCTGTTTTGTGACTTACATGAACCCAACCAGAGTCATCAATACCTGGAGTATAAAACTCCAATATTACTTGGTCGAAGTCGAGGTTGTCTACAATATACTGAGCCAGGTCTGCATTGGCGACACCAGGACACTCTATGTCGGCAGCTTCACCGTGACAGTGTTGTGATTTAGATGAACCGCCTACTGCTTTGTTAAGTTCTGGACCACGATATCCTGAATTGATTGTTGTTACTCCAAAATGGTCTCTGACCTTTTGCACAACATTATCGAATAAGGCTTTTGCATTTTCTAGATGACCATCATCTGGAGTATTATCAATGTCCATTCGAATTGCTGTTTGGCTTTTAGTAAATTCTTGTAGTGTAAAGTTTTCAGATAGTTTCAATTTTATTCTCCCATTGCTTTAACCTTGCGGTTGCTTGTTCGAACGCCAGTAGCAAGTGCATCAACGATTGCGTTTTTAAAGACGTAATCTTTTGTGCCAGTCATACCACTTGACATTGTTTTAAATTGTTTGTGTAACTTGAAACTTGGACCAGTTTTTTTATGAGCCTTTTTTCTATAATCTATATCTGCCATCATATATCTCCAATGTTAAAAAAGTGGGAGTTTAGGAACTCCCACCATTCATTTACGTTTACCTGTTTTACTTTCATTTAATAGTTCTGGCTTAAATAAATTAAGCGATTCGTCACTAATTTCAATATTGCGAGGTTTCTTATGTTCAGGAATTACATTCTCTAAACCTATTCGTAAGATGCCATCTGTATATTCGGCACCACGAACTTCCACCGTATCAGCAATTTTGACTGTTTTGGTAAAAGAACGAAGACCAATACCTCGATGTAAATATTCAATATCTGATAAATCTACATTTTTGGATTGTTCGTCTTTATTGCCCTTAATTATCAAATGGCCATCATCAACCGTAATATCAATCTCAGACTTATTATATCCAGCCACAGCGAGTTCTACCACATAATGGTATTCATCGACTTTAACGATGTTGTGAGGTGGAAATGAGGTTTGAGTATTGTTGTTAGGTGTTGATGCTAGCATCTGTTCAACTTCACCGAATAGTTGTTCGAATCCAAGTGTAGAGTTATATAGAGGGCTAAATGAAAAGCGTTGACTTAATGTCATGTTGTTTCTCCTTGTTAAGCGAGTTTCAAAAAGATGACCCCGAAGGCATCATCAAAGTGACAGTTTTAAACTGGTCTGCCAACCAGATTCTTATTTATAACCTTTTGGTTATATTATTCATGCTCCATAGGTTTTTTGCCTATATTATATTTTGCAATTAATTCCCAATCATCTTTTTCTTTATATGAGATAATCTTTATTTGATGTAGAGGTGCCACATTATCTTCTAATGGTTTTGGATTTAGAATTTTAACTAAAGCCCATTCCTCTAATAATTTTGCTATTGCATTTCTTCTTTGTATATCATTCTCGGATATATTGGATGGTTTTCCATCCAGTCCAAACAATTCCTTGAAATGTACAATATAATATCTACCTTGCTTGTGTAATATATGACAAGATTGATATAGAATCTTTTCTTTACGAGAAGATACACCTATTCGTGTGAGTGTCTCACGAACTTTTAAAAAGTCATCTTGATGATTAAGAGTGACCTCAATGAAATCGTTTAAATCTACCATACATTTATCCCTTCTTACCTAAACCGCCAGTGTTGGCTGAATTGGCTAATTCTTCTAGTTGCGTTTTCGTGAGGGTTGAGAGGACTTCTCTCGCTTTGGAATTTGAGATATTATAGACCTGTTTGATACATTCTATATTTGCAATCTTCTCAGTTTTCACCCACTTAGCAAACGGCCTTTTGCTCTTTCTAACTATATTTAGTAAAAAGTCATTCTGCAACCTAGATTCTAGGTGATGATGTTGATTCATCTCGTTGGCATAAAATATACAGTCTTTATGGTAGGATAAAGTCCGATTAATTAAGAATGGTTTATAACCAAGTTCAGTTATATCATCAACAATTAATTGTTTGCCGCCGTATAATATTTGGTTTGAGTAATCGAATGGGCTACTCATTATTTAAATTCGCAGTTAGCCATCAATTCAGTTAAACATGCAACTAAATTAATTTCTGAATCAGCTACAAAAGCATTCTTGTATTGATAGTCTGCAATAATTAATACTGCTTGAGGTATCGATTCTTTCTTCATCATATCATAAAGAGCTTCATAAACTTGTCTGAACACCGTATTAGAATCTATGTCAGTAGTTGCAACCCATTTACGAATTGAATTAAAGTTCTTCTCTTTTAGATATTGTGTAATCTGGTCAATTTGAACATTACCAATATGAGCCAAAATGCCAGTATCAATCTTACCAAATTGTGAGTATCTTTGTAACTCATTAATTACTCTTCTGAAATCAGGGAAATGTTTCTTAATCAATTCAGCAATCACAGCTTTCTCAAATTCAACTTTTTCTGTTACCAGAACTGATTCGATTCTCTGCATAAACTGAGTTGCCATTTGAGACTTCTCATTTCCTTTAAGAGAGAATTCAACACCAGCACATCTAGAATGTAATGGTTCAATAATACGATTCTTATAATTACAAGTAAAGATGAATGAACAGTTTCCTGCAAATTCTTCTATTGCATTACGAAGAGCGGGTTGAGTTGAGTTTGGATTTAGATAGTCTGCTTCATCCATGATAATAACTTTTCTGCCACCAACAAGTGACATCGAAGAAGCATAGTTCTTGATTTTAGTTCTGAATGTATCAATACCACTTTCATCAGAACCATTAATGACTAGATAGTCACAACCAATTTCTTCACACATAGCTTTTGCAACAGTTGTTTTACCAACACCTGCACCACCAGATAAAAGAAGATTGGGAATACTTTTCTGATTGACATACTCTTGAAAAGGTTTCTTTAACCTTTCAGGTAATATACAATCTGCAATTGTTACTGGCCTATACTTTTCCGTCCATAATAAATGTTCCATTTTTCACATACCTCATAATATAATATAATAAATTAAGATTCAAACTTAGAACCTTGTTCAGTTGTCACCCAATATTGTAAATCAATATCTTTGTTTTTGAAATGCGAAATACCTTTTGATGAAATATTTACATCATAGCTACCTGGTAATAGTTTAGATAAGTTTTCTGTTTTGAAAATCATTTTATAAACTTTAGTATCGCCGTCAGCAATTTCAAGAGTGTTTGTATGTGAAGAATCGTTAGAAGTATCTAGAGTAGCAAGACTAATTTTCGTGCCATTAGATTCAACTGCGATTTGTGGAGAAGATAGAACTGCAGCTGTTCTCATGATATCACTAAAATCATCGGCTGATAAAGATATTGATATTTCTGGTTCAGGCATTACAAGTTCTTTTTCTGGAGGAGTAACAATCATTGTTGGTTCACAAAAACGATATTTTGTTTTTGAACGACCTTTGTTACTAACAATAATTACATTTTTATCTTCAAATTCAAATGTCGGGTCAGTGCCTAACGAGATGACGGATAAAAAGTTGTTGAGGTCATAAACGCCAAATTCTGCAGGAACTTCTTCAGCAATATTCACTTGTGCTAGAATATTCTTATGAGAAGATACAGTCTTTAATGTCTTACCTGCTTTAAATAAAATACCTTGGTTGATTGCACCAAAGTTTTTCAATATCGATAATGTTTCATTCGAAAGTTTCATAATATAGTTTCACCTTATAATAATAAATTTTGTTTCTTTTCACTTACTTTAAC